TGCATCAGCAATTATCAGATTCCTTCCAACTCTTGAAGGTGATGAACTTCCATGGGTAAGAATCTTCAATCATGGCTTTCAAGGCCCTACTGGAAAATGGTATATTGAAAATTCTCTTTCTACTTTTAATGAAAATGATCCAGTAGGTGAATTAAATTCTAAATTGTGGAATTCTGGTAATGATGCCGACAAAAAGATTGCACAAGTAAGAAAACGTAGATTGCAATATACTTCAAACATTCTAGTCATTAGTGATCCCAAACATCCTGAAAACGAAGGCAAAGTATTTCTTTACAAATACGGTAAAAAAATCTTTGACATGTTAATGGATAAAGCTAGACCAACATTCGAAGACGAAACACCTGTAAATGTGTTTGATTTATGGGAAGGTGCAAACTTTAGATTACGTATGCGTCAAGTTGATGGCTGGCCTTCTTATGATAAGTCTGAATTCGAATCTCCATCTGAATTATTTGGTGGTGATGAAGACAAAATCTTATCAGTAGTTAATAGCCAATACAAATTAAGTGAATTACTTGACAGAAAATACTTCAAATCTTATGAAGAATTATCGCGCAAATTGAATTCAGTACTAAACACTGAAGGAGAATCTGCTATTAGTGCTTCTCAATTGGCAAATAAAACTGTTGAAGCTCCTACATTCAAATCTGAACCAGCTCCAGTATTTGAATCAAAACCTGTTCCTGCTGCAACGGCAGATGATGACGACATCATGTCATATTTCCAAAGTATTGCCGACGAGGATTAATTCCTAGGTATAAAAGAAAGGGGCTTAACGGCCCCTTTTTAGTGTCTAATAGAATTGTCTACTAGCAAATAATTTGCTGACAGTCGAATCATTGTTTCTTGGATCAAACTTAGTAGGTGCTGATTTTGTTTGAGTAGAAACATTATTAGTTGGAGCTGATATGTTGTTTACCACAGTAGATGAACCTCCAGTACTTTGAGCAACATCAGCGGATTTATCATAAACTACATTAGCAACATTTGGTTGATTTGCTTCTGGTTTTATTTCTTCTGGTTTAACCTCTTGGGATGCGCCTTCAGGTGAAATATTAGCCTTATTATCAATACCTTCTAATAACTTTCCGGCATCAGGTTGACCTGTTTCTGGTTTAACATTCATTCCTACTAATTTTTGAAGTTCTAATACAACTTTATCTTTAATTTCTGTTAATCTATTGCCAGCTTCTGGATCGTCTTCCGGTTTAATACCGTACACATCTTCATAAACTTCTTTAGCAGTCAATGCTGCAGTTGCTGGAATAGCAGTAAGTGCTGAACCCATTCCACTAGCAGCTTCTAATCCGGCTCCAATAACATCACCTTCTGATAATGCTGCTAATGCTCCTCCTGCACCTAATAATAATCCAATGCCAGGAATAGATTTTGCTGTTGCTTTTAACGCGGCTTTTGGTAATCGTTTAGCAATTGATTCTGATATTTTAGAACCTACATCACCTGCAGCGGTTACACCCGGAACCTTATTGAATGTGTTTTTAACGCGTTCAAAAAATCCAACTTTCTTTGGAGTTTCTGGTGTAGTTGGTTTAGGTCTTGAATCACCTGGTTTAATATCTCCAGTAGTATCTGGTTTTATTTCTGGAGTGTTTGGAATAATATCAATAACATCCATTGCCTCTGCGGCACCGACTCCAGCAGCCGCAGCTCCTAATCCAAATACACCTTTACCAGCACGACGCTTTCTACTATTATTTCTAGTTGGTTTTGGTCTATCTTTTTTATCGCGTTTATTATCTAATACATCTTTAAGTTTATCTTCAGCAGCATCTTTAAGAGTATCCAATGGACTCTTATTTTCATCAGCTTTCTTTGCAATCTCTTCAGTACGCTTTTTGAGTTCTTCTAGAATCAATTGTTGAACTTTGAAAGTATCGTCAAGAATCTTATTCTGCTTGTTCATCAATTCTAGTTGACTATCTTGGTATGTATTAGTCGTTCTTTGGGTTTCAAGTTTGTCTTCCATTGAAACGTCGCTATGAGTCATTGGTTCGATTGAATCGGATAACTTAGTTATAACATCACGCAACGAATCCACAATTGAAGAAAATTCTTTAGTAATTTCAGAATCCATTTTAGGAGGTTCTGGAATAGAAGGTTGTACTAACGGTGTCTGATTATCCAATACCGGTTCTGCAGGTGGTACAGGTGATTTCTTCATTGAACCTTTACCAACACCAAAGAAATCTGCATCCTTTTCTCTATCAGTCTTTTCAGGATTCTTTATCTTGTATCGTTCATCGACTTGAGATAATCCTTTGCCAACTTCAACTTTTTCTTTTAAGTATTCCTGTGCTTTTTGACTTCCACCTTTAAGGAATTCTTCTTTTGAAAGATTTCCTCTAGCTTCATTCATACGTCTTTCGTTCTTATTATTCCTATAGAGTAATGCTTGTTGATCTTTGTATTGTTGTTTAAGCACTTTTTCGGAACGGGTACTACCAAGACCTTTCTGAGTCTTAATGAATTCTTCACGATTTCTAGCATTGGCTGAAAAAGATGTTGATATACCTCTAGCCATTCCTTTAAGAGTACTACCAACTCCAATTTTACCAGTATCTCTATTACGGAAAGAATCTTTAATATCACCAAACATTTCTTTAACTGCATCCATACGAGTAGCAAAGGTATGGAATGCTGGATCCTGTTGAGCCTTATCAGCAACTTCAACTCGAGCACTATCGAGAATGGCTTCCCTGACCTTTCTTAGTTCGTATATCGATTTAGTTTCAGTTGATTTGGAGCGTTCCTCTTGTTTAGCAACATCATCCTTTCTTTCAAGTTCAGCACTCTTATTAGACGATACTGTCAACTTGGTAAACTTATCCAGTTTGCTAGACATATCGTTCATGTCTTGAGCAAGACCTTGTAATTCTAAATTACTTTTGGTTTCTATTTCTACCAATTCTTCAAATAGTTTCTTGTGTTCTATAAGTTCGTCTATTACTTTACGCATGATTCATCCATGGTTAATGATTTGCTTTCTGTTCTTTCTGTTCTTCCAAGTATTCAACCAACATAGCAATATAAATTTCCCTCTCGAATGGTATCATATTCTCAATATCCTCTAAAGAATATTTGTGATACTGCATTAAGGCAAAGTTCATTTTATAGAAATTTGCCAACGAATCATGCGAAAGGGCAACTAAAAAAAAGTTTCTATACCTTCAATGTACTTGTTGTGTTCCTTCATACAAACTGGGCATCTGTATTTTACGTCTTGTCTTAATCTTGGCATTGTTTCATAAAACTTTACAATACTGGCAAATTGGTCCGATGTTAAATTATCAAGGAATTCAGTTAAATCTTCTCTTGTTTGTTCTTTGGCATAATATGTTTCATTACCTTGATAGATGTAATCAATAGAATCTATAATAAGATTGAAAATGCCACCAATGTCATCTGGGTCCAATTGGTCAAATGCAGTAATGTTATCAAGATTAGGATACTTTAAAACCATTCCAGTCTCATCGTACAGTTTAATCTTTTTATTATGTTCAGGATTTTTAGTAACTTCCATCTTGGTCAAATCAAAGTTAATTTTTACCTTTGCTTTATCATCAATACATGTATCACATGAGAAAATAAGATCAACCATTTCTCCTACTGACTTAGCACGAATCTGAAGTAACAGATATTGCAAGTCAAATATTGCTAAAGAATCGATATCGACTTTATCCATAATACAACTTCTAGCAACTTCCTTTAAAGTATCAACCATTACTTTTTGATCTTCACTTTGCTGCGCCATAAGAAGTGCTTTGTGTTCCTTGATAAGAAAAGGTTTGAACTTTATCTTTTGGTCAGTTGATGGTATAGTTGTATTATAAACTGTAGTTACTTGTTTAGGTAATGCCATAATTAGTCGCCTTTATTCATTTTGTCTATAAGTTTCGAGAGTTCTGCAGTTGAACCAACAAATATAGAATTGTTAGTCACATTGGTTGCTTTTTGTTCTGGTTCTTTTGTTACTAATCTTTGTTTCTTTGTATGAACGTCAAGTAACTGATGGTTTATGTCAGCAAGTTGTTTGATAAGATTACCAACAACTTCAAATGCTCTTGGGTGCTCGGATTGTTTAGCAATTTCAAGAGCAGCATCAAGGGCATCCTGTCCGCTTTGAAGTAGTCCATATAAATTACCTCGGGTTTGTTCACAATCATAATCTACGGCATTGTCCTTTGGAGGAACTACTACTCCTTGTCTAGTAATCAAGTCACCATCCATCGGAGTCAAATCGAAGACATCATTTAATTTTTTATCAATGTTCATAATAAGTTTATTGGAATTGTGACTGAAATGTAGCTGGATTAACAATATAATCGGACTGTTGGAAACTTAAAGAATTATAAAATCCACCTAAAAGATTTGATGAGGTCTTATCACCTATCTTTTGTTTCAAGAAATTACTAATCTTAGTATTATCCGCTGATTCAATTACATCATTAGTCTCGTAATTGAAAACTGTATAATATCTATATTGCATTGAAACTGATAATTTCATTACTCCATCTCCAGCATAAGACAATTGGATGTCTGATACTGATTTTGGAAACGCTTCATGCAGAGTTACTTTATATTTCTCATGGTGTTCGGAATCATATACGATAATATCAACTAACGTAGTATAATTCTTATAGTAAGCATGATTTCTTGTTATTGGATTGATAATAGAGTTGATCCAAGCATCAAAGAATTTCTTGATATTCATGTCAATATCAACGTAGAATGTTAGATTTACTGGGTCGTATATTCTTTGTGTCGGTGATTCTCTAGTTTCACCATAAGCTGATACATCTACTGTACCAAGTGAAGTACCAGGTAAGTTAGTAGAATCACAGAACATAATATATTTTTTCAGTGCTTGAGATGATGCAAAAGCTCCAGGTATAGTAGTTCTGTTATTTGCATCTGTAGGCACAGTAATAGATACTGCAAAATGGGAGCTTTTCATCAGCCCACCATTCTTTACCTCTGAGATAAAACTTTGAAGAGAACCTGTTTCTGACATGTTATTTCCTTATTGTTTCCAAATGTATTCTTTAGATTCACCAACAAACATCTCATTTGGTAATAGTGCAGCTGTTAACCAATTATCAGAATGGATCTTTTTAATTGGGGTTTTGAAATGGTCAAATAGATAACGATGAATACATTTCTCAAATTTCTTGCCCTTTGCTACAGTTCGAAGTATATCATATGAAATAGTCAACTTAGCGCTTGTTGTTTTTCTAGGACTAGATGCAACTTCTTGTAATGCATCCAATAATAATATTCTCTGTTTATAATGAAGATAATGTAAATTGATTCCAATAAATCCATCTGGCATCATTCTGAATGGAAATACTAATGGAAACTTATCCCAATATGGCAAAGTTGCTTTATGTTTAGCATCGTAATAGTACATATACAATTCGCCAGGGACAGGATTATTTTGAGTAGAACTTCTAAGATGACCTTCTCTAGAAGATGCTAATCTTTTTGCTTCAGACGTAAACCAAGCTTTTGAATTTTTTATAATATCTTTCAATTCATAATTAGAAGCATCCAATACTCTTTGTTGTATAAGTTTCTTTGGAAGAGTTCTTACTTTAACATTAATCTTATCCCAAACATTACCAGGCATTTTTATGGAACCAGTTTCCATCTTATTCCACGATGCTTCTGAAATTCCGGCATATTCAGATGCTTGTTTAGACGATAACTTGTATAAACTTCTAAGAGCTTTTATTTCTTTAATTGATGGGCTGTCAGAGGTTTCTTTTTGTACCATATAGAATTCCTTAATTATTCACGTTCGTATTATTTATATCAAAAAAGATGTTTTTCAGTCAATACTATGAATTCCCATCCTCTATCTATAGCCCACTTATTTGCCGCTTCCCATTTAGCTTGGTTAACCATAAAAGTAGCACATTCAGTCAAATATCTTCTAGTCTGTTTTGATGGTGCTTTAGGTGGTTTACATTGAGCATCAGGTTTGATTTCAACCAAATAAGTCTTGATTTCACCTTTACTATTTTTTACTTTTATTTTGAAATCTAAGAAATATCTATGCGGTTTCATATCAATGGGCGACCTATAAGGAACAACAGTTTCTTCCGATGACCATTTGATAACATTAGAATTGTTATCTGCCCAATTCATGAACTTCAATTCCCAGCTACTCCGATACGTGATTTGACTTACGTTACCTTCATACTTTTCTGGAAATTTAGGTGACCATTTTCCTTTATGATATTTGCTCATAATCTATATAAATAAAAATTATATATCTTAAATAAGAGAATAAAGATGGCACAAAGAACCCAATACACTAAACAGAATTTTAAGAATACCTATTCTACAGATTCATTTAGTTATCCAGATGATGTGACTACTAGCGAAGTCTATGGTGGTAACTTTGCTGTGTTTTTCATCAATGTACAAGAACAATCTAAATTATTAAATGGCGATACATCATTCGTGAATGATGTGATTACTGGAATTAATAATAACGCTGGAAATATTAGTACTACTGCTGCTATTGCATCTCAAGCAATGGTTGGAGCATTCCAAGGTGGTCTTGTTGGTGCAATAGGAGGAGTTTATGATGCAGTCAAAAGTGCGGGTGCTGGTAATGCTGGAGATACTGGATTAGTAAATTCGGGAAAGGGTATTTTAGGTTCTGCTGCTAAAAAACTTGCTGCTCCATTAGGAGGTGCTATATTGAAAGGCGGTGCGGCTGGCGTAATTGCTTACGAATCTGGTGGATTTTCTAAACCAGTAAAACGATTAAAGACTGCTATTTCTCTTTATATGCCATCTAGTCTATCTGCTACTTATGGCGTTCAGTACAATGAATCTGAAGTGCCACTTACAATGCAAGCAGCTAATGCAGTTGGTGATATGTTTAATGGTACTTTACCTGTTGGTGATACTAGTAAAGCAATTGCTACTGCCGTAGGATTCAAAATGAGTGGTGATGCTGCTGGAGCACTTTCAAAATTATCCAAATTGGCTCCTAATCCAACAACAGAAATGGTATTTCAATCTGTAGAGACTAGAACATTCAGTTTTAACTATAGATTTGCTCCACGTTCGGAAAAAGAAGCTGAGAATGTTCTGAGAATTATTGAACAGTTCAAATTCCATATGCATCCAGAATTTAAAGATCAAACTGGATTCCTTTACATATATCCATCTGAATTTGATATCGTTTACTATTCAGGTGGGCAAGAAAATCCTAATCTGCATAAACATACCTCATGTGTGTTAATTAATATGGTAGTAAACTACACTCCTAATAGTATATTTTCTACATTCGACAATGGAATGCCTACTCAGATTGAACTAACTCTATCATTCAAAGAATTAGCAAAACTAGACAAACAGAAAATTCAGGAAGGAAAATTCTAATGTACTTTCAAGATTTCGATAAAATATACTACAACTTTGAAATAAACGGTAAGACTGAAACTAGAGTAATGACTGACATTACTAAGAATGTCAGAATAAGAAAACAAATCTTATCTAATATTACCTTATTTGACCAATACACTATTACAGATGGCGAAACTCCAGAATCTATTGCTGAATTGGTATATGGTAGAGCAGACTATCATTGGGCAGTAATGTTGTCTAATGATATGTACGACTATCTTAATGATTTTCCATTACCCATGAGAACCATGGAAAAGGTAATTGCGGATAAATATGGTGAAGATAACGTGAATAATATTCATCATTATGAAGCAGTAATACATGGAACTTCTTATGTTGTTGATGAAGATGCACCAAATTCTGTTCCTATTACAAATTCAGATTATGAATATACTGTTAATGAGAGCAAAAGAAATATAAAATTAATCTCTCCACTATTGATTGAACAAGTTGCTAATGAATTAGGTAATCTAGTCTAATGGCCATAACTAACGAACTAAAAGCTGCAGGCGAAGTTGATATCCAACGGGTAGAAATAGTAGCATCTTCAAGACGTTCTTTGGATATCCGAAACCAAGTGCTTGCTATTAACATCTTTGAGGATATATTCTCACCATTCATAACAGGAAATCTTGTTGTCAAAGATGCTATGGATTTAGTAAATTACTTGCCATTGGTCGGGGATGAAACTTTACTCCTAAGACTAGCAACACCAGGATTTAAAGACAAGAATACTTTCATAGACATTACTTGCAAGATATTCAAATTGTCTGACAGAGAAATGATGAGTAACCGTTCTGTTGGTTATATTCTTCATTTCATATCTAATGAAGCAATGATGGATTTGAATCTCAAATTGAGCAAGTCGTTCAATGATAATATTGCAAATGTTGCTACCAAAATTCTTACCGATTGCAGTGCTAAAGATCCTGATAGATTCCATGTCGAACCAACTAGTAATAATATTTCCTACGTTTCAAATTATTGGTCGCCAGTAAAGAACCTGAATTATTTGGCTGACCATGCTATAAGTATGACAGGTTCACCAACATTCTTGTTCTTTGAGAATAGAAATGGATTGAACTTTGCATCTCTTGATTACCTCTATACATTGCCTAAGGTTCGCGACTTTATCGTTAACGACTATTCAAGAGACTTTAACCAAGGTGATAACGGTAACATAAGAAACATTGAAAGAGATTTCAGTCAGGTAATAGACATAACAGTTCCTGTAGCTTATGATTACGTTGATAGAATGAGAAGTGGTACTTTTGCTTCAACCCTAATTACTCATGATATTACAACAAAGACTTATAGTTATGCAGGATTTGATTATCTCACAGATTATGATAAAGATAAAAGACTGAACAAGTATCCATTACTCAATTCCAATATTGTACATTCTCCAGCAGCAGCCATTGCTACTATTCACAAAGCCAATGGTGTATTAGCAGGAAACAATGACGTTACAAATTCTAAGATATTCCAGAAAAGACGTTCATTGTTATCATTAGCAGAAAGTTGCCGAGTTCA